TGTTAGGCGAAGAAGATATACCAACTAGTTCAAGAAGAAATAAAATAATAAGCGGTAATAGTTATACAGACAAAGTTTTAACTACAGCCATATATAATGTTAATAACGATAAAGAAAGATAACTATGCCTACTTACAAACAAGACTTAAAAGCTACAACAGGCAACGCACCTGCAAAGTATATTGACCCGTTAACTGGACAAGAAATTCCAGACCAACAATTAACGTATGCTCCACCTACACCTGGAAACCAAATGGGTGTTGCTAAACCACTATTTAATGACTCTGTCGTTAATGCTGGTAATCAAATATTTGGAGGCGTTGATCAAAGACAAAGATCGCTGCAAAACCAATCCGGTGTGATTCAATCTCCTATGTATTTCAAAGATCAAACAGGTGATGGTAAGATAACTAGAGCAGATGTTATTAAAGCTAGAGTAGAAGGATATAAAAAATAAAAATAAAAAATTATGGCAAAAAAAGTAACAAAAGCTGATACTAACGCCGGAGGCGTAGTTGGTGAAAACACTATTTGGGACGGACCACTAAGTCAAGTTGGTAGACCACACGGTAAAGGATCTAGTAGCGGATCTAAAGGTATGAAATTAAAACTAGCTGATTGTGGTTGTGATTCCTTGAAGGGACCAATTACTCAAAGAGCTAAGGGATAGTATGTTTTCAATGGGAGATATAAAATTGTATATGTTAAATGTAAGTGCGTTCGCTGTGTCGATGTCTAATATAGACGTTGTACTTAAATTGACCCTTTTAGCTGTTTCTATCGGTTACACTGTTCAGAAATGGTACAACTTAAATAAAAAATAAAATGGCAAAGTTAGATAAATCTAAAATGGCTTGTAATAAGCCTAAAAAAACACCAAGTCACGCGACTAAGTCTCACGTAGTGAAAGCTTGCTCCGGTGGTAAGGAAAAAATAATTAGATTTGGACAACAAGGTGTTACTACCGCTGGTAAGCCAAAGAAAGGTGAATCTGCTAAACAGAAGGCAAGACGTGCTAGTTTTAAAGCTAGACATGCTAAGAATATAAAGAAAGGTAAAATGTCTGCCGCTTGGTGGGCTGATAAAGTTAAGTGGTAAAAACAAATAACTATGGATAAAGGTAAAAAATACGATCAAAAAGAAGCTTACAATAAAGACTTAACAGCTAAAGCTAGACTGCACTATCTAGAAAACGCTAGACACGATCAAGATTCTCCAGCAAAAATGGAATCAGCTAAAATGAAGAAAAAAGATTTATTGAAATACAACCCTGTTGTAGATAAGTCTTCTGGATCTTTTATGTCTAAGCATAGTCAATCAGGTTTCGCATCTCCACTAAAAAAGAAAGGCTGTAAAAAGAAGTACTAATATGGCTTTTAAACTTAATCCACCATTTAGTTGCGACAATACTCCTGTTTACCAAGTAGACACAGAGGAAGGTGTTTTAGGTATGGCTAATAAAAATGGTACTATACTTTTAAACAAGTACCTTAGCCCAGCAAAAGCAAAAGAAGTTATCAAGCATGAAATGGTACACGTAGATCAAATTAAACGTGGAGATTTAGACTATGATGACAACAACGTGTATTGGAAAGGTAGAAAGTACTCTAGAAAATCAATGAAAGAAGGTGCTAAGAATTTGCCTTGGGAAAAAGAAGCTTACTCTAAAGGATAAAAATATAAAAAATATGAGTTATAAACAAAAATTTGGGATAAGTCCTTTTAAAAAAACAGATCCAAATCCACCAAAGGGATCAAAAAAAGAATACAAGGATGTAACTGTACAGGGAGGTGACGACGAGATGTATTCTATTAGAGTGACTAAAAATAGTCCATATTCAAAGCTAGCTAAAAAAATAGGGTCAATTCCTAAATCACTTAGAAGCGTAGCTTTTACTTCTAAAACAGACCCTTCTGCTTCTGGTATATCTAAAGAAGAAAGTAAAAAAAGAGAGAATGCATATCGCAAAAGTATAGGTAGATAAGTTATGAAAAAAATATTAAGTTTTTTAAGTGGCGGTCTGATAAAAGACGTAGGTGGCGTTATAGACAAGTTAACAACTACAGACGAAGAAAGACTAGCTGCTAAGCACAAAATACAAGAGCTTTTAGAACAAGCTGATAAAGACGCTCAGAGTCAAATAACAGATAGGTGGAAAATGGATATGCAGTCTGACTCTTTCTTATCAAAGAACATTAGGCCTTTAGTAATGGTTTATTTGACAGCTGTTTTTACTATTCTAGCATTTGCAGATGGTAACATAGGTGTTTTTAAAATAAACCCAGCATATGTACCAGTTTTTCAAACACTATTAATGACAACGTATGGTGCGTACTTTGTAGGTAGAACATGGGAAAAGAATAAAAAATCAAGTGATAATAAAGATAAGTAAATAAAATTAATTAAATTAAATTAAATCAAAATGTCAAAAATTAAAAAAGAACAATTAAAAACTATTCAAGAGCAGCAGAGTAAACTACAAGGTGTTTTAACTGATATCGGTGTTATCGAAGTACGTAAACACGAAGTTTTACATGCTCAAGCTTTAATTACTCAAGAAATTGAAGCTACAAAAAAAGAACTTGAAGAGGAGTATGGTGCTATCAATATTAACATGAGCGACGGTTCTTATACTGAAATTGAAGAAAAAGACGACTCTGACTTGACAGTAGTTAAATCTGAGGACTAATGAACTCTGTAGTTAGAAAAATAAGTATAGGTTCTGATTACAAAAATGATGCAATGCATTACGCTGTAGGTCAGCAAGTTTACGGGGGTCACACTATATCGGCTATACTGTATTCTGAAGGCGACAGCTCTTACAGCATATACATTAAAAAGAAAGACGAGGTAATGCCATGGAAGAAGTTTAATTCTAACATGGCTATATCCGTTGAGTATGATCTAGAATACTAATGAAAAGTTTATTTGACTTTATCGTAAAACCAATTAATAAGAGGTACGATACAGAGGTTAAAGTAGGTGACAAAAGCCTAATAACTAACACTAATACTGAAGACTTTAAAGCCGTAAGTAATAAAGCGATAGTAGTTTCAACTCCTTCAGCTTATTCAACACCTATAAAAAAGGGTGACGTGGTCATTATACACCACAATGTTTTTAGAAGTTTTTTTGATATTAGAGGCAAACGTAAAGACAGTAGGTCTAAATTCATAGATGATTTATACTTTTGTTCGCCTGACCAAATATACTTATACAATAGTGACGACACTTGGAATTCTTTTCAAGACCGTTGTTTTGTAAAACCGCTGTTAGATAACAATGATCTAACGCTGGATAAAGAGAGAAAGCTTATAGGAATACTAAAATATGGTAATAGTTCCTTAGAAGCCGCTAAAATCGTTCCTGGTGACCTAGTAGGTTACACACCGTATGGTGAGTTTGAGTTTATAGTTGACGGAGAACGATTATATTGTATGAAATCAAATGATATTGCAATCAAATATGAATATAAAGGAGACGAAAAAGAATATAATCCTAGCTGGGCAAAAAGCAGTTGAGGAATTAATTAAAGTAGCTAAGGAAGCTATTGTTGATTCTGATGATGATATTTCTGCCGATCGTCTTAAAAATGCTGCAGCCACAAAAAAGCTAGCTATTTTCGATGCTTTTGAGATACTGAAGCGTATTGAAGATGAGGAAAACATACTTAATGAAAAACCTGTAGAAAAGAAAGAAAAAACTTTTAAAGGTTTTGCAGAAGGAAGATCTAAATAATGTACGAACAAACGTTATATAAAGTAATATCTAACCACGTTAAACCTAAGGTTATAAACAAAAAAAATAGGTATAACAAGTGGGAGTATGGGTATAATGAAGAGTTTGATATGGTTGTTATCAGTAAAACCGGTAAAATCGGTGAGATATACGAAATAGAAAACTTAAAAATAGCTTTACCTAAAGAAGACAATACTTACGAGTCTGAGGACAAAAAGTGGAAACCTTTACAATACTCTAAAGAGTTAAGTAAAATAAAGACTATATTCGACTGGAAAAACTACGACGAAGGTTTTAAGGAAAATTGGTATGACTATATAGATAATGAGTTTAAGAAAAGAGAACAAGGCTTTTGGTTTAACAACAATGGTAAAGCAACTTATATTACTGGTACTCACTATATGTATCTTCAATGGTCTAAAATTGATGTTGGTAACCCCGATTTTAGAGAAGCAAACAGATTGTTCTACATATTCTGGGAGGCGTGCAAAGCAGACAAGAGATGTTTTGGAATGTGTTACCTTAAAAACAGACGTTCAGGTTTCTCATTCATGGCATCTGGAGAAACAGTTAATGAAGCTACGATTTCAAGTGACGCGAGATTTGGAATATTATCTAAATCAGGTCCTGATGCGAAGAAGATGTTTACAGACAAGGTTGTGCCAATATCAGTCAACTACCCATTTTTCTTCAAACCCATACAAGATGGTATGGATAGACCTAAAACAGAGCTAGCTTATAGGGTACCAGCTTCTAAATTAACTAGAAAAAATATAACGTCAACTGAAAGACCAGAAGAGCTAGAAGGTCTAGACACAACTATAGACTGGAAGAATACAGGAGACAACTCTTACGATGGTGAAAAGCTAAAACTTTTAGTACACGATGAGAGTGGAAAATGGGAGAGACCAAATAATATTCTAAACAACTGGCGAGTAACAAAAACTTGTTTACGTCTTGGTTCTAGAATTATAGGCAAATGTATGATGGGCTCAACATCAAACGCTCTAGACAAAGGTGGAGAAAACTTTAAAAAATTATACTACGCATCAGATGTCAATAAAAGAAACCGCAACGGACAGACTAGTTCGGGATTATATAGTTTGTTCATTCCTATGGAATGGAACTACGAAGGATTCATTGATTCTTATGGACTACCTGTATTCGACACACCAAAAGAGGAAGTTTTAGATCCTTTCGGTGATACTATAAATCAAGGTGTTATTGAACACTGGCAAAATGAGGTAGAAGGTTTAAAAGATGACCAAGATGGATTAAACGAATATTATCGTCAATTTCCACGTACAGAAGAACACGCTTTTAGAGATGAAGCAAAAGAGTCTTTGTTTAATCTTACAAAAATATACGAGCAAATAGACTATAATGCTGATTTGCAAAACACCGCTACAGTAACAACAGGTAGCTTTCAATGGGAAAACGGTATAAAAGATAGTAGAGTTTTATTCTATCCAAACAAAGATGGTAGATTCAAAATATCTTGGGTTCCACCAGTTAGTTTACAAAATAGAATAATAGTTAAAAACGGTGTAAAGCACGCGGGTAATGAGCATTGCGGAGCATTCGGTTGTGATAGCTATGATATATCAGGTACAGTTGATAAGAGAGGTTCTAACGGATCTCTACACGGCTTAACAAAGTTTTCAATGGAAAACGTACCACCAAACTTATTTTTCTTGGAATACATAGCTAGACCTCAAACAGCTGAAATATTTTTCGAAGATGTGTTGATGGCTTGTGTATTCTACGGAATGCCTATATTGTGCGAGAACAACAAACCTAGATTACTATACCACTTCAAAAGAAGAGGTTACAGAGGTTTCGCAATGAATAGACCAGATAAAGTGTATAACAAATTATCTGTTACAGAAAGAGAAATAGGTGGAGTGCCGAACTCTAGTGAAGATATGAAGCAAGCTCACGCTGCTGCTATTGAAACATACATAGAAGAAAACATAGGCGTTACACCTAATGGATATGGTAGTATGTATTTTCAAAGAACACTAGAAGATTGGGCTAAGTTTAATATAAACAATAGAACAAAACACGATGCATCTATTAGCTCTGGTTTAGCTATAATGGCTTGTAACAAAAACAGATATACTCCTGTGGCTAAAAAAGAATACAAGAAAATAGATTTAGGTATAAAACGGTACGATAACAAAGGAACATCGTCAAAAATTATAAGATAAATGAAAGTATACACCAATACTAACAGCTCTTTCCCTAGCCAAGTAGTTAGTGATGAAGTTAAAGCAAGCTTAGATTACGGGATTCAAGTCGCTAGAGCTATCGAGGGAGAGTGGTTTCAAGAGGGTCGTTCTGGAAACAGATATGCCCAAAGCTATAGTAATTTTCACCAACTAAGATTATATGCTAGAGGTGAGCAATCTATAGCTAAATACAAAGACGAATTATCTATAAATGGTGATTTATCCTACTTAAATTTAGACTGGAAACCCGTACCAGTTATTCCTAAGTTTGTTGATATTGTAGTAAACGGCATGTCTAATAAGGAGTACGATATTGTTGCTTACGCTCAAGATCCTGAGAGTCAAAAGAAAAGAACTGATCACGCTAATGAAATAGCGGCAGATATGGTTGCTCAAGATTTAATACAGCAAGCAAAAGAAAATACTGGAAAAGACTTTTCAAGATCAAACTTAAAACAAGAAGAATTACCATCTACTCTTGAAGAGTTAGAGTTACATATGCAATTATCTTACAAGCAAGGTGTTGAGGTAGCTGAAGAAGAAGTAATAAATAATACTTTAGCAAGAAATAAGTATAACTTAATTAGACGTAGGTTAAATCACGATTTAACAGTACTAGGTATCGCTGCGGTAAAAACAGGTTTCAACCCGTCAAACGGAGTAACTATTGATTACGTTGATCCAGCTTATATGGTTTACTCATATACTGAAGACCCTAACTTTGATGACATATATTATGTTGGGGAAGTAAAATCTATAACTATATCTGAATTAAAAAAACAATTTCCAGATATATCTGAAGAAGAACTAGAGGCTATACAAAAAATGCCAGGTAATTCTCAGTACGTAACAGGTTGGGGTAATTATGATTCAAACACTGTTCAAGTTATGTATTTTGAATACAAGACTTATATGAACCAGGTGTTCAAAATAAAAACAACAGATAACGGATTAGAAAAAGCTA